AAATATAGGTATGTTTACGGAATCAAACAACATCTTCAAAGAGGTAAACGTAAAATAGGAAAGATGCTCATGATAAATCGTATCAAATTGATTCCCCTTAATTAAATCATAAACATAAGGAACTTCAATTACCATTATCCCTTTTGAAAATACGCTCAGTTTTGAACCAGCTATTTTTAAAAAGAGTTTGACGTCATCCACATGAGCAAGGATATTGGTTGCCGTAATCACGTCACAAACAGGAATCCGGCTTGATATTTTATCGTCAAAGAAACCTTCTACCGTAGGGATCCCTTTTTTGATGGACTCATTCACGAGGTTTTTTGCAGGTTCAATACCTATCGTTCTGAAACCTAATTTTTTGAATTGTTCAAGGAGGCAACCATCATTAGAAGCTACATCAATGACTAAGTGGTCTAAAGAAATTCTAGGACGCTTCCTGAAATCAAAGCAAAGTTTTATATTTGAATCCAAAAGTTTCTTGATTTTTTTACCCATTTCATAACAATGCTTTTTAAATGTATCTGATACGGAAGAATGATATAAATAGACTGAAAACATAAGTTTTGGATCCATTACGACACTTAACTGTGAAAGGGAACAGTTTCGGCAAAACAAGACTTGGAGCGGATAAACTTCGTTCGCTGGAGAATTTGGCTTAAGAAGATTGTTTGGAAGGGGTTGATTGCCTAAATCAAGATACTTCTTTAAATCGGATGATCCACATACACGGCATACTGTAACCCGAACGTAATCCATAATCCTCTTATTTAGAGGTTAATGGAAAAAGGAGGCTGAATCACTCCAGCCTCCTTAACCTTAGACTTTATGTATCACTTTCAACAAATGCTTCCCGATAGGTAATTACAGCTTCTAATGTTAGAGCGGCTGCTGTCGATAGCACTGAATATAAGTGAAGCGCACCCCCTGTAGGAAGCGTTGCCGAAGCAACATCAGATACCGAACCGCTGACTACCGCTCCGGCTGCATGAGTACCGACAAAAATGATGGTACCCAAAGCCGCCGTGCCATTGGCTGATGTAGCCGCAAGAACCCATTGGGAAGAACCGCCAGTACCCAGCGTTGAATTCACCATGTTCCAGTCTATGATCGTAATCGGATTCATAGCCTGAACCTGCGAAACAATCGCCGTAGCACGGGTGCCGGCCGTAAAAGGCCCAAGTTCTATTGTTTTGACCGACCCATAAGATTGGTCGGAGTAGCTTCTTCCGCCTTTTGAACCTGCCATAATGCTATCCTTCCTTTCTTATAGTGAATCTACGGTTATGATCCTGGTTTCTGAATCAGACGAATAATCCCAAGTCTGTTGAAAACCAAGTAAGGCATACCACGCGATGCCTTGGTCGCGTCCAAAGTCTGTCGGAATACCTATTCTGATTTCCTCTGGAATTGCGATTCCTTCACGTACTGCATCTGCGCCAAAGAACACCGCCTCTCCATAAAGACCATTCGATCCATCCGTATTCACAAGAAAGTTTGTCTCTTCTACAAACCGGCAGCCATAGTAACGGCCTACTTCACCACGATAAAGGGGATCCATAGTTGTTTGATCTGCCTTGGCTTCAAAGAAATCATACAATCCGCGAATGCTGTTGGTTGAAGCGATACAAACATACATATCGGAATCGCGCCGTGGAATGTTCAGTTTTTTCATCTGATCGATGATATCCCGTACATTCTTATCAGACATATTTGCTCCCGCAGTCGCAAGAGCCGCACCTGCCGTTCCGAACGTAGTTGTTGCCGTGTTCGTAATCGTAGCGATATAATCATTGGTTTTAAACTGCGTTGCAGCAGCAGAATCCAACACAACTTTCATATCATTAGTCAGAACAGTTTTGATTGTTTCGGGAACTTGGATGTCAGCAAGAGTCTTTAATTTCTGAGTGTAAGGAATTGAATTCCCATACTCAGTCATAGTAAGAGTCCCTTGCGTAATCGTAAAGTTCCTTTTTGGTATGGTTTCAGTTTCTATAAGCGTGCCGCCCGCGGTCGAGATGTTCGAGATTTTTGTCAAAGAATACCTTGGAACCACGGTTCTGACCAGCAGCAGCTTCAGCATCTGTAAACTGCCTGAACTTCTGCATCGTCTGAGAACGGTGACGGATTTGCATAGATAACTGGTTATTCGTGAAAAATCCGCCAAGACTATTTGTGGCGAAGATTTGTTGTCCCATATCAGTTCCTTATGGTTTAGGAAGGTTTCCGAACGTATCGGTTTTTCCGCCTCGCTTCGATTTCTTCTCTTACCTTGTCGGCATCAGAGAGGGGCTTTAGCGTACCAGCCTCAGGAGTTTCGTCGCTCAATTCCGTGCCAGGTTCAGCAAGCACGTCACGAGAAATCCTTAACGACTGTTTTAACGCTTCCCCCTTAGGAGATTGAACCAGACCTTGTTGATGAATTTCACGATAAGCGTCTGCTACGGCTCTGCGGAAACCCTGAATGATATCAGGATCATTATAATAATCAGCATGAAGTTCTTTATCATTATAAAGGCTTAATGCTGTCTTGTAGAGAAGACCGTTTTGGTTGGCAAGCGTCAAGTCGGATTTCGGATTCGGTTTGCCTTCAGAAGTGTAATCCACATAATCATTCTGAAGAGCTGTCCAATCCTGAAGCTGACGAGCTTTGGCTTCTTCCTCAGCTTTTTGAGCCTTCGTCTGTTCTTCCCTAACTTCCTTTAAAGCCTGATCCTTTTCAAGCTTGATCAGATAGCGCATAGCGGCAACTTCTTCCTTTGTATTGCCTTCCTCGCGCATCTTGATGATATAAGCTTCAACCTGTTCTACGGTCGGTGGAGCATCAGATTTCTCAGGAGTTTTGGATTCAAAAGACTTGAGGCGGGCAAGTTCAGCTTTCGCTTCAGCCAATTCTTCCTCAACGGATTTCTTTTGAGCCACTACCTTGTCAATGCGCTTCTGGACTGACTTTTTGATTTTCTCAATGGGGTCAAGTTCCTCAGGCTTTTCCTCTTTCTTCTCCTCTGCTTTTTTAGGAGAAGTCTCGCCTTCAGAAATTTCCAGATGAGACGCTGTGACCAGTTTCTCTACTTCCGCACGACGGTTATCAATGAGCGGTTCATCAGCAGGAGCTTCGACCTTTTCTTCAGGTTCAGGTGCTTCAGTGACCTTAACTTCTTGTTCCGTTGGATCTCCCAAAGGTTTAGGAAACCTTAGAAACCATGGCACTAGTTTTAAGACGTAGGGGTCTTATGACTTAATCTTAACATGACGGGTCAAGTTTGACTTCAGATTCGAGCACGGCACTTGCGGATTCAATAGCTCCAAGACACTCCATTTTAACGGATTGCAGACGGTTGAAATTTATAATCTTGCCGCCGGAGAAGTTAATTTGCAGATTGCCGTACCGCTTCTCCTGCATCCAGAGTTCTATTTCTTCTAAAAGTTTCTTAGGAATCATCTTTATGACTCTTGCCTCATGGGAAGTTTCAGTTACCAGATTCACTCAATTATCTGCGTTTAAAATCATTTCTAAATTCCCTTTTAAATTCCTTCAATCCCTTGTCCCCAAAATCTTTCGCAATACGGGTTAGCATAGCTTCTCTTCTATTCTTTGAATAGACATTCGGGTATTTTGATTCCCGCTTCATAATCTTTCTCGCAAATTCATATTCTTCTGTCTGGCGTGTCATCTTTACTCCCAAAAAGTTCTTTAGCTTGATGGCTTTCCATATCAATCGCTTCCTGGCGCATATCACGTTCACGGTACGGCTTTAGCACAGGTTTAAATTCTTCTTTCTTGTCTTGTTTTCTAACGCTGGGTTTCACTTTTTCCTCCTGGATTCCGAAATTGCGATTGCGAGTGCCTGTCGTCTGTCAATCACTTTATGACCCGAGCTGGACCTCAACGTTCCTTGCTTAAATTCTCTCATCACTTTAGCGATCTTCTTACTCTTTTTCTTTTTATGCGTTCCGTGTTTAGACATCACCTTCCTCCAAAAATGGGTTATAGATAGGAGCCTGTTTTTCCAATTCTTCCTCTTTTCTTGCTTTCATTATTTTATTCTTCGCAAGCACAAAGTCATTGAGATAATTAGTGAAGTCCATAAGGGCTTTTTGATAACCGGCAGAAAAGTCACGTTTCGATTCTGGCTTCGTGATGTCCCCATGATAATATCGGCCATTCGTCTTTCTGCCTGAGACAGAAGCAATCCCCTCCGTTATGAGAGGTTCAATAATTTCAATCCATACCGGACTAAGATAAAGAGCTTCAACCAGTTCTCCGTTATAACGGATCAGGTCTTTCGCTTCAGTTGTTTTAGAAGCGTCCGTTGCTTGATGCGACTTTAAGGGAGCGGGGGTCACCGAGGCGCCCCTGCGAACCTTGCGAGTTTTGCGCTTTAATCCCATTTTTCATCTGCTCTGATTGGATGTGAATTGAAGTATGTTTCTCAATAAGTGCGGCAATGCCTTCGTTCTGCATCGCTCGTGCACCTTGGGGAGTCGAAGCCCATTGTTCAATGACTTGAAGGTGGATGTTATCGTCATCATCGGGAGAAACCGGTACATCAAATCCATTAAGCATACGAACGATTTCTTCCTGTTGTTGGCTCATTTGACTCATACTGGCAGACTGCGGAGCCGTGATAAACTTGGAGGTTATTTCTACGTCAGGATCTTTATCATAAATGTCATGAAGCATATTGTAGATATTATCAGGTGTCACGATACCTACAGGCTGGCCATAGGTCATAGCTAATTGCATCCGCTCAACGGCCCGTTGAATCTGCAAGGTATAGTCTGTTGCGTCCAAAGAACCAGACCAGGCAACAATAACTTTAACCAAAAAG